GGGCCTACAATGCTTGAAATTGAAGATAGAAGTCATTTTGTTGGTGTAATATCTTGCCAATTCTCAGCTAATGCCTAGTATAATAAAGTAGCAGTACTTATTTTATGACTAGAGCAATCGAACTTTTGAAGAACAATTTTGGTGTTAGCCAGCTGTATCAACATGATGTAGTAAAAAACGGAAAAATTATTTTTAGCGTATATTGGAATCCTCTTACTATTGCTGAAAGAGAATCAATAACACAAAAATCTAATAGTAATGATGTAAATGATTTTGCTTTATCTTTGATGATTACAAAAGCATTAGATAAAAATGGAGACAGACTTTTTCAAGATGGAGATAAAGCATCTCTTAGAAGAGAAGTTGAAGCGAACATTTTACAGGAAATACAATTAGCAATGATAGAAGCCGGACAGACTAAGGAGGTAAAAGAGGCTAAAGCCGATTTAAAAAGATAATAATGATTGGCAATTTATATTTTCATTGGCAAAAGAATTAGGTAAAACTGTTTCTGAATTGTGTGAAACTTTAACTGTAGAAGAAATGATAGGTTGGGCTGCTTATGCAGAAATAGAACATGAAGAACTTAAAAAACAACAAGAACAAGCACAAAGAAGTAGTGCTTTAAAAGGCAAAAGAAGGTAATATAGAGAAAATGTTTTAGTTCTATCAAAAGTGGCTGATTATCAAGTTAATTTAGAATTAGCGATAAAAAATGCTAAAGAACTACAAAGAACAAGAGTAGAAACGAGATTACTCCAAAGAGATATTACTAAATTTAATTTAGAAGCAAAAAAAGGAACAACTGCTGTAGTGAAGAATTTTGACAATTTGTCTAAAGAAGTAGCTAGAGCAAGAGGAGCAATGAATGAAGCAGCGATTGGCACAGATCAATTTAACGACGCTGTAAGACAAGTTGTGAAGGTTGAAGAAGAATATAATAAAGAATTAAAAATGAGAGATACTCGTTTAAGAGCAGAAAGATTAGCTAAAAAACAGGGAATTACAGTAGATCAAGCAATAATAAAACTGAGAGAACAAGAAAGATTAGCTGAAGAAAAACTAGCTGCTGCAAAAATAAAATCTGCTAATGCAGAAGCAAAAAAAAGAGCAATGAGCACTATATCTAGTGCTGCTATTGGTGGAGCGTTTCCATTATTATTTGGACAGACAGGTGCAGCAGCAGTTGGTGGTGGAATTGGTGGTGCAGCAGGTGGTCTTATTGGAGGTCAATTTGGTTTTGCTTTATCTATTGTAGGTACGGCTATAGGTTCAGCTATAGATCAAGCGGATAAATTTAACGCAACATTAGCTAGTCTTGATTTTGCTTTTAAACAAGCGGGAGATTCATCAGGGTTTACAAAAGACAGATTAAATGAACTTAAAAGTACTTTAGGACTAACAAAAGATGAAGCAATAGCAGTTGCCACAGCATTTTCTAGGTTTGGAGAGGCGGGTTCAAATGCTGCGTTTATTTTTGGTAAAAATCCTAATGTTATGAAAAACTTAGCAGCGATAGTAGATACAAAGTCAGCTATGCAAGCAATTTTAGATACAAGTAATGGTTTGACTATTCAGCAACAAATTCAGTTATTGCAGCAAGGAAAAATATCAAGTTTTGCAGAGTTTCAATTCAAAGTAAATAAAGCAATAATTCAACAAAATTTTGCGAGACAAATACAAGAAGCAGAGCAAATAAAAAATGCAGAAAGAGTTAGGTTTGTATTTAGTCAGATAGCTAGACTTGCATTTTTAATATCTACATTTGGATTTAGTGATATACAAAAAATGTTCCCTGATTTATTTTTAACAGCAGCAGAAAGAGCAGAAAATCGTGTAAATGATCTTAGAGATGCTTTAAAACAATTTGAAATTGATTTACCAGTGCTTCAAGATTTAATGAAAGATTTTGCTGTTGAAATGGAAGGAATGACTTATAGCATACCTACGGCATTAGACAGTGTTCAAGCAGAATTAAGAAAGTTGATGAGTGTAGGTTATATGGTTACAACTACAGCAGATACTATAGGAAGTGCTTTTGGGGAATCATTTAAAGGAATAGTAAAAGGATCAATGACAGCACAAGAAGCGTTAAGAAATTTATTTATGCGAACAGCAGATGCGTTTTTAGATATGGCTGCACAGATGATTGCGAAGCAAATACAAATGCAAATATTAGGTATAGGACTAAAATTCTTTGGAAATAATCCTAATCCTTATGGAGTTAAAGAAGGACAAAGTTTATATGACATAAAAACTCCAAGTCGTTTTACTGATATGACCGTTGGTGAAAGAGCTAATGGAGGATTAGTAAATGCTGGTAAAAGTTATATAGTGGGAGAACGTGGTGCAGAAATGTTTGTTCCAAATGCAGGTGGTCGTATAGTTCCTAATTCTGATCTTGGTGGTTCAACAAATATTGTAGTAAACGTAGATGCTTCTGGTTCTTCAGTTCAGGGAGATGAAGAACAAGGAAGAGAACTTGGTCGTCTTATATCAGTTGCAGTACAATCTGAATTAATACAACAGAAAAGACCAGGAGGAATACTTGCATAATGGCTACATTTCCCTCAATAAAACCTAAATATGGGCAAAAGAAAAGCTCTGCACCATTAACTCGAACTGTTCGTTTTGCTGATGGTTATGAACATAGAATTTTATTTGGTTTGGCACAACATCAAAATCCAAAAATTTTTAACCTTACTTATGAAGTTTCAGAAACAGATGCAGATACTATAGAAACATTTTTAGATGCTAGAGCAAACGATAGTGATAGTTTTAATTTTCCTACAGATCATTTACCTGGAGAAACCGCTTCTAATTTTAAATTTGTTTGCGAAGCGTGGAGCAAATCAATACCATACAAAAATAGAGCTACAATTCAAGCCACATTTAGGCAAGTATTTGAACCTTAATATTAATGTCAGTAGATTCAGCAGTATTTAGTAATTTACAGTCAATTAATCCATCAGCGATTATTGAATTATTTACGCTTCAGTTATCTACGGCATTACATGGAGCAAATACAATCTATAGATTTCATGCTGGAAGCAATCTCAATGGAAACGGCAAAATAGTTTGGGCAACTAATGAATACCTCAGATTTCCTATTCAAGTATCAGGTTTTGCTTTTCAAAAAGGGCAGTTACCTAGACCAAAAATAAGCATCAGTAATGCCACAGGATTAATTTCATCAATACTTTTATCAGTAAATGAAACAACAACTGGTAATGATTTAACAGGAGCTACAGTAACAAGAATAAGAACATTAGCTAAATTTATTGACGCTGTTAATTTTGCTGATGGAATAAATGCAACTGCTGACCCAACAGCCGAGTTTCCTCAGGAAGTGTATGTAATAGATAGAAAAGCAACAGAAACTAGGGAATTAATAGAGTTTGAACTTGCTGCCCCTACAGATTTAGCAGGAGTTAGGATTCCAAAAAGACAATGTACCCGATCTGTATTCCCTTCTATTGGTACGTTTCTAGCATGACTTGGAAATATAAAGCACTACTTCATGCTCAACGAGAAGATCCAAAAGAATCTTGTGGTTTGTTGTTGAATATAAAAGGTAAGGAAAGATATTTTCCTTGTCGTAATCTTTCAATGACAGATCATCAATGTTTTATCATCGACCCAGAAGATTATGTAAAGGCAGATAATACTGGCGAAATAGTTGGAGTAGTTCATAGTCACCCCATAACACCTCCAAATCCTAGTCAGGCAGATAAGATTAGCTGTGAAGATAGCAATTTACCTTGGTATATTGTTAATCCAAAAACAGAACAATGGGCATATTTAGAACCATGCGGATATAAACCACCTTTATTGGGTCGGCAATGGGTATGGGGTATAACAGATTGCTGGAGTTTAGTAAGAGATTGGTATAAAGAAGAAAAGAATATTGAGCTTAGAGATTGGGAAAGACCAGCTACATTAGAAGAATTTAACAATAAACCTTTATTTGAGGACTGTGCTTGGAGGACAAATTTTAGAGAACTTAGACCCGATGAAAAGTTACAAGATGGAGATGTTTTACTTATGAGCATTTTGCACCCAACTTTAAATCATGTAGCATTATTTTTTGAAGGAGATGTTATTCATCATTTAACCGATAGACTATCTTGTAGAGAACCTTACTCTGAATGGTTGCTAAAATGTACAGGAAAGAGGTATCGCTATGCTTCGTAAAGTAAAATTATACGGCAAGTTAGCAGAATTTGTTGGCCATAAAGAATTTGAAGTAAAAGTAGATAGTGTAGGAAAGGCAGTAAGTTTTTTAATTCATAATTTTCCAGAATTAGAATCTTACATGAGTCCGCAATACTACCATGTAAAGGTAGGCAGCTATGAGATAGATGAAAAAGAAATAAATTATCCAGTTGGTCAAGAAGATATACATTTTATACCAGTAATTAGTGGCTCTGGAGGAGCTAGAAGAGCATTATTAGGAATAGCGTTAATTGGAATAGCTATTGCATTACCTGGGGCAGCACCAGTTCTTGGTACTGGAGGCTTTACAGCAGCAGGGGGAGCAACTACAGGTTTTGCTGCATTTTCAGCAACTTTAGCCAATGTAGGACTAGGTTTAACTCTTTTTGGTGTAGCTGACATGTTATTTCCTTTACCAAAGCCAGACAATTTTAATTCAGAAGAAGATCCACAATTATCATTTAACTTTAGTGGGGTACAAAACACATCAAGAGCAGGTACTCCCGTTCCAATAGTTTATGGTGAAATAATTACAGGAAGTGTTGTAATAAGTGCAGCGATTGACACTAATCAGGTAGAAGCATGAAAGACGAAATTAAACTTATTAAAGGATCTGGAGGTCCACCAAAATCACCCCCACCTCCTTATCGTGCTCCTGACACTTTACATAGTAGAAGTTTTGCTACTGTTCAAGATTTAATATCAGAAGGAGAAATTGAAGGTTTCGCTAGTGCGTCAAAAGAAGGACTTACAAAAGGAACTACAGCATATGACAATGCAAGTTTGAAAGATGTTTTTCTTAATGATACTCCAATATTAAATTCAACAGCTACAAGTGCTAGTCCTGCTGATACGGATTTTAATTTTCAAGATGTAACTTTTAAATCTAAGTTTGGAACGTCAAGTCAAACTGCAATGAGTGGTATTCCTGCTGAAAGCAGATCACCTACTGCCGTTGGAGTTGAAGTAACTACATCTGCTCCTGTTACCAGACAAGTTACCAATACAGATGTAGATGCAATTATTGTTACTTTAACTTGGCCTCAGATACAGGTACTTCAAGATGACGGAGATCTTCGAGGCGATGAAGTTGCATATAAAATTCAAGTTCAATATAATTCTGGTGGATATACAGATGTTATAAGCACTTCTGTTAGCGGTAGAACAGGAGACGCTTATGCCAGAGACCATAGAATAAATATTACAGGTGCTTTTCCTGTCGATGTTAGGGTGGTTCGAGTTACGGCAGATAGTACAAGTGAACAGAGAGTTAATGCTTTTCAATTTACCAGCCTTCAAGAAGTTATAGATAATAGTTCTACTTATGCCAATAGTGCTTACGTTGCTCTTCGTTTAGATAGTAAACAATTTAACAGTATTCCCACAAGAAAATATCGTATTAGAGGAGTAAAGGTAAGGATTCCAGGTGCAGGTGCATCTAGTTCTGGCACTCCTACTGTTGACAATGCAACTGGCAGAATCGTTTATCCAAGTGGATATATATTCAATGGAGTCATGGGTGCTGCTGTTTATACAAACTGCCCTGCGATGTGTTTACTAGACTTACTTACTAATACTCGTTATGGGCTTGGAGATCATGTTACTGATAGTAATTTAGATTTATTTAGTTTTGTAGCTGCCAGTAAATATGCAAATGAAGAAGTAGATGATGGAACAGGATCAGGCGCAAAAGAGGCTAGATTCAGTTGTAACGTAAACATTCAAAGTCCTAAAGAAGCATTTGCAGCAATAAATGATTTGGCTGGTGTTATGAGATGTATGCCAATATGGTCTGCTGGTTCTGTAACCATATCTCAAGATAAGCCAACAACAGCAAGTTATCTGTTTAACTTAGCCAATGTAGGTGAAGGTGGATTTGCATATTCAGGAAGTAGTTTAAAAACTAGGCATAGCGTTGTTTCTGTCAGCTACTTCAACATGGATTCAAAAGAAGTAGACTTTGAAGTAGTGGAAGATGCAACGGCAATATCAAAACTCGGAACGATAGTAAAACAGGTAAAAGCATTTGCTTGTACTTCTCGTAATCAAGCTGCAAGATTAGGTCGTGCAATACTGTTTGCTGAACAAAATGAAAGTGAAACTGTTACATTTTCAACTTCAATAGATGCAGGAATCGTTGTAAGACCTGGTTCTGTTATTGAGATAAACGATCCAGTGAGAGCAGGAGCAAGAAGAGGTGGTCGAGTTGTATCTGCAACAACTACTGCTATTACTATTGATGCAGAAGCACAAACGACTTTACCAGCTTTAAATGATAACCCAACTATTAGTGTGATTTTGTCTGATGGATCAGTTGAATCTAAAAGTATATCTGATATTACAGGAGCAGTTTTAACAGTAAGTTCTGCTTTTACTTCCGCACCAAATGTTAACTCACCTTATCTAGTATCTAGTACAACATTGCAAACTCAATTATTTAGAGTTATTCAAGTTGAAGAGCAAGATGATATTAATTATGTGATTTCTGCATTATCTTACGTAGAAGGTAAATATGCCTTTATTGAAGATGGAACTGCGTTACCAGCAAGAACAGTATCAGTATTAAATGCTCCTGCATCTCCTCCAAGCAACTTAACAGTTACAGAAAAAACAGTTGTTATAAATAGTATTGCTAGAAGTAAACTTATTGTTGATTGGCAACCCGTTCAAGGTGTAACTCAATATTTAGTTAATTACAAAATAGAGAATGGTAACTATGTTTCTCAAGTTGTATTTAGTAGTGATTTTGAACTTTTAGATACTGTAAAAGGAACATATACAATTCAAGTTTTTTCATACAATGCAGGGTTAGTTTTATCATCTAATCCTACCGAAACAACATTTGTAGCTCAAGGTAAAACTGCATTACCAGAGAATGTTTCTGGATTAACTATCGAACCGATTAATGAGCAGTTTGTAAGATTAAGATTTACTCAAGCAACTGCTATTGATGTTCTTCATGGTGGTCGAGTTTATATAAGGCACTCTAATCAAACTGGAAGCAATGCTACGTTCCAATCTGCACAAGACGTTATTGAAGCTGTAGCTGGTAACTCAACAGAAAGTATTGTTCCTGCACTCGTTGGAACTTACTTATTAAAGTTTCAAGATGATGGTGGTAGATTTAGTGCCACAGAAGCAAAAG